TATCTGCTAATGCAGTAGAAGTAGAAACAAAAGTGCATGACACCCATGAGTGGCTGTCTAAATGTCATGTGGCATTAACAGAGCATGGGTTTGACAATCCAAGGAAAGAGTGCTTTTGCACAACAGTAACACCAAATGCCAACGAAACTCAATGAGAATACAGAGGTTGCATTACCTCTACGTAATATCATAAGCATGGTTGCTGCCGCATCTGTGGCAACGTGGGCATACTTCGGTATCATAGAAAGACTGAATCAGTTAGAAACTAACCTCACTATGATGAAGGCTGACTTGGAACAGAATACAGAGTTCCGCATTAAGTGGCCTCGTGGTGAAATGGGCAGCTTGCCAGCAGATAGTGAACAGTTTATGCTGATTGAGCATATAGCTAGTGAACTAGAAAAGTTGCAGAATGAGATAGAAGGTGGTAAAGCCCCATACGACCAGCAGCAAAAACTAACGCTAGAGTTTTATGAAAAGCGTATTACTAACCTTGAAGAGAATATAGAGAAGTTGCGGAACGGTGGTTGAACTTACTTTTGTTTTATTACTGGTAATGAATGGCGAGAAGGTTGAGTACACACCGTACCCTTCGCTTTCTGAATGTCTTTCTACCCGAAGAAAGATACATCGTAATGTAGGCTATTCTGAAAAGTGGTCTTGCAAAGAGTTAAAAGTTAAAATAGAAGACGGTAATATATTGGAGATTGTAGAGTAAGCTATGGCACCACGTAATCATAAAGACTGGACAAAGAAACCTAAAGTAGAACACATCAATTCGCTTATATATTCTGACCACAGCCTGTATGAACAGGAACAAGAAAACATATTTTCCAAAGTATGGGTGCCTATGTGCCACATCTCTGAGATGTACAACAAAGGTAACTTTAGAACAACGCAAATAGCTGGTGTAAATGTTATTGCATGGAACACAGGCGATGGCGTAAAGGCATATAAAAATCACACTATCAATAAACCTAGTGGAACACTGGCTGTGCCTATGGCATCACTTGAACCAGAACTACACTGCGAAGTTAAACACGGTGGAATGGTCTGGGTGACACTAGACCCTAATCCAACACAAAGCGTAGACGAATGGACAGCAGGTGCGTTTGATTGTATTGCTGATGCCATTGATACTGAAGAGATGGAAGTGTTCCACTACCACAAGGCAGTAATAGACACTAACTACAAACTGTGGCACGACACCAACAGCGAGTTCTACCACGATTTTATGCATTACTTTAACCGTGTGTCAGGATTTAACGATGAGTACTTTGCTAGAAAAAATATCCCATTTGATAACGGACACGTCAACGTCAGTAGCTTTACAGTTAACTACGAAGAGTACGATGGTTTTGAAGACAGAGGAGAACTTAGTTTCCCTAACCTTCCGCCTAACCAGTGGTATATGGTAGACTTATTTCCCGGCTACAACTTTAACCTACGTGGCAGTGCGTATCGTAGTGACAGCGTAACACCGCTAGGGCCAAACAAAGTACTGATTGAGTTCCGTGGCTACGGCCTAAAGAAAGATACCCCCGAAGAACGACAGACACGTATCAAACACCATAACTCTATATGGGGGCCGTTTGGCAGAAACTTACACGAAGACCTGATTGGTGTTGCAGGTCAAGGCACTACAATGCGAGAAGGTACAGAACCTCGTAACATCTTGCATGGACGACATGAGAATAGCACAATCCACGATGAAGTAGGTATGCGCCACTACTACGCAGAGTGGTCTAAGTGGATGCAACTGGATGCTAGTAATCCCGCACTGGCAGCGTAAAAACAAATGACTATCAACCAACCAATGAGGAACAGAGATGATTGCAGAAGCCCTTGCGGGTATTGCACTGGTGAAGAGTGCCGTAGATGGTATTAAATCTACCATCAATACCGCCAACGATATTGGCGACATCGCAAAGTACGTAGACAATCTACTTGAGGGCGAGAAGCAAGTACAGCAACAAAGGGCTAAGAAATCTGGTTCAGGTATAGCCGACCAGTTTGGAATACAATCTGTAGCACAAGAAGTTATAGATGCTAGACTAGCGCAAGAAAAAATACAAGAGATGCGCACTATGATTGATTTACGCTTTGGCCCCGGTACGTGGCAAAGTATTGTAGATATTAGAACCAAGCGTATACAAGAAGCAAAAGAAGCTGCGCTGCAAGCAAAACGTGAAGCAATAAAGCGGCACAATGAAATGATGGAGAACATAAAGATTGCCGCAGGTATAGGACTAATAGCTGCTATAGGTATAGGTCTTTTAATTTTTCTCTTGACAATTGTGTAGGATAATGGTATAACTTATTCATGGCATTAAAATCACCACAACAAAGTTTAAAGAACTGGACGAAGCAAAAGTGGAGAACCAAGAGTGGGAAACCTTCCGCCAAAACAGGTGAGCGTTACTTACCAGAGGCTGCTATCAAATCGCTTTCGCCGCAAGAATACGCCGCCACCACTCGTGCTAAAAGAGCAGGAACTCGTGCTGGTAAGCAGTTCGTCAAGCAGCCTAAAAGTATATCAAAGAAAACCGCAAAGTTCAGACGGGGAGCCTAATGCTTAATTTACTTATTGGACCAATTGCAGAACTTGCTGGCACATGGATGTCAGGCAAGGTAGAAGAAAAGAAAGCGCAAGCAAAGACACGTGTAGCCAAGGCTGAAGCTGAAGCTATCGTGATGCAGAAGAAAGCTACGGGCGAAATTGACTGGGATTTGGAGATGGCTAAAGGTAGCGCATCTTCGTGGAAAGATGAGTGGCTTACTATTCTTTTCAGCATCCCATTGATACTGGCATTTATTCCCGGCATGGAAGAGGTGGTAGCAAATGGATTCTTACAGTTACAAGCAATGCCTGAGTGGTATCAATATTCCTTGGGCGTTATCGTTGCCGCTTCTTTTGGGGTACGTTCAGCTACAAAATTCTTTGGTAAAAAATGACATACACAATGGAAAAGATTCTAGCGTGGAAGTTACTACCTAGAGCAATGATGCTGGCTATGACATTAATGGCCTATCAAGTCGTGCAGTGGTTTATGGACTTAGGTCCAGCAGCTACTACCCAACAGACTGCGTTTGTATCTACCGTAGTTGGTGCAATGACTGGTGCCTTTGCTGTATGGATGGGGCATGAACAAAAATGAACATAATGATTTGGGCATTGGTACTTACTATATGTACCTCAGACGGTAAATGCTTTAATCAAACTATTCAGTGGTTCGATAAAGAAAATGAATGTATACGATATAAACAGATATACGAAGAGATACCAAAAGATGGTTCATGGGCATCTGTCGAATATAAATGCGGTATCGTAGGGGCTATGGAAACATGAAGTATCGTAGAGAACATTTTATTGATGAATTAATCAAGCACGAAGGCTTGAAGCTACAAGTGTACAAAGACACTCTTGGAATTGATACTATTGGTATCGGACGAAACCTAGAAGACCGCGGCATTACAAAGCAGGAACTAGATGAATTAGACATCCCTAGTATTGACCATGTGTATGAGTATGGAATCACCGAAGCTGATGCGGTCTATCTAGCAACAAATGACGTGCAGATTGTCGAAGAAGAACTGGTACGTGCGCACCCTTGCGTGGACAGGTTGGACTCTGTACGTCAACTTATAGTTATGGATATGGCTTTTAATATGGGTGTACCCAGACTTTGCAAATTTAAAAAGATGTGGTCAGCTATCCACGAAGAAAAATTTGACATTGCGGCAAAAGAAATGCTGGACAGCAGATGGGCAAATCAAGTAAAAGGCAGGGCTACTAAGCTGGCTAACGCAATGCACAACGGAGAATTTTGATGGGTTATATAGTTAAGAAAAGTAAAAAGGGTCAAACATATTATGGCGGTACAGACCCAAAAAAAGAAAGCATTGCTAAAAAAACTGGAACAGGTAATAAGTATAAACAGTCTCCCGGTTTTTTAGACATGGTTGTAGATTACGTGAAGGAAAAACTTAACTAATGGCTAGAGAACTAACAGAAAAGCAACAAGCATTTTTAAACGTCCTGTTTGAAGAAGCGGGTGGCGATATGGTAATGGCAAAAAAGATGGCAGGTTATGCTGATACTTCTAGCACTTCGGAGATTGTTAAAGGTCTTAAAGAAGAAATCTTGGAAGCAACGCAAATGTACATGGCTCGCAATGCTCCGAAAGCTGCGATGGCGATGACAGGTGCATTGTATGACCCGACTGAGTTGGG